CTGTAGAATTCTTCACGAACTCCGGACACAAGCTCAAGCGCTGTACTGTAGTCGCCGGGAAGCGTTGCATCTCCGAACTGCAAGTAAGCGTATTGCGAATTATCGCCAAGGTCAAGAGTCATGATACCTTTCTGACCGTCTGCATACTTATTTACGATGTAATTGATATCAGTTTCCTCTTTCTCGTCCTGAACTGTAAGAGAGGGCATGGTAAACTCAATACCGCAATGATCATGTTCTTCTGCAGGATCGTAAGCTGTTTTAAATTTCATAGATTCACCTCCTTTCGCGGGCGCCTAGACGCGGCGGGCGTGGCGTACAAAAAAAGGGCGATCTCCGTGAGATCGTCCTTTTTCTGATACGCTCTTTATTAGATTATCATTTAGTAGAATCATTGTCAACAGTCTGCACATATTCTATGGCGCGACCAACCATGATAGGAATACGGGACTCGTCACAATTCTCAACGTAATAGCGACCGTCGCTGTCACTGAGATTGCCAATATAGTAAAGAGAAAAATCTTCAGGATACTTTTTAATAAGCATTTTATCATCGTTAACTATACCTTCAAAAGCTCGCAGAGCGAGCATATCGTTGTGGTAAACCTGTGGAGGACTGAACTGTTCAGCCTTAGAATCATAAATGGAATAAAGTCTCAGCGGAATCATCTCCTTTTCTAAGTGCAATTAAATATCTACGAATCATAAGATAAAGCGTAGATGATACAACAAAATAGTCATCATCAAGACGGATAACTCTAGAATCATCAGGCTTAAGACGGTAAGCGGCATATTTACTACCACGGAAAAGGTAACTAAAAGGAATATCACGCTCACAACAAAAATTTTTAACAGCTTCAAGTTCACTAATAAACATCACCTCATTTCTGACTTAATGATAACACAGTCACAATACCTTGTCAAGTTTTCTGCCAAGAAAATGTTTATATTTACCTTCCTGAACGCGGCAACGGTCAACCAAACGCTCAAAAGTATTGTTCTCCAGGTTATGAAGCATCTTCTCGACACGGTTATTACGAATAAATTCCATCCAGTGAGGATGCGTTTCATCAAATTTCTTATCATAATAACGAGGAGGACGCATCTTCTTACCGTTAATAATAACATAATCATTGGCATAGCATTCTTCGCCATGATCTTCGAGCCATTTAGCACCTATGCCGGGGCGATTAGAAGCAACCATGAATTCAGGAATGCGACCTTTATAGTGAGAAGGAGCGTCTTTACCTGTCTGTTTTTTAACTATATAGCGAGCGACATAGGCAGCAGAATCAAAGCTAAACTCACCAATAAGATGCATACCGTATTTCCATACTTTGGCAAAACGAGAAGAAGTATAAGTATTATAACCGTCTGTACGGAACCGAAAAATTTTGTCATCAAAATCAATATTAAACAAAATGTAATGATAATGAGGGCGACCATGAAGTTCACCATATTCACCACAGCCGAGAAAGCGAATACCACTGCCATACTCACGACGAAGATTTTTCATGAAAGTCTGATGAAATTTCTTGCTTAAGCTTTTATCACGCGGCAAATGATAATCGTCGAAAGTGCAAGTAACGAAATAAGCAGAAGACGAAGAACGGGCTTCGTGAACAGCACGGACAGCCCACTGTCTACTATTTTCGAGACGACAACCGATGCATTGTTTACAAGAACAACGAATGAAACGGCTATCGCCAGCAAGCTCAGGGTGAGAGGCAAGGCTACCGTAAAAACTATAATGTTGTTTTCCATTTTTCGTAATCGCTCCTTCAACTGGGTACATGAGAATAGGATTATAACAAACCATATTAATCACCTGTACCGATTGTATCAGGATTAGGTCAGAATGTCAAATCCTAAATCCACCTCGTCCTACTCTTTTAAAATTTCTCCGACGAGATCTGGAGGTACGCCGAAAAAGACGGCGAGAACCTCGTTTAGATAAGCGACGCCTTCTCATTTAGCATCCCTCCAAGAACCGAAAAAACGGCTAGTTTTCTTAGAATCATTCTTATTAGCAACTGGCTCAACAAGTTGCGCAACATCGGATTGAAAGTCCGAGGCAACCTTTTTAGCAGTAACAGTATTCGAAGAAGCTTTACCTTTCAGAGCTTCAATTAGATCCACAACTTCCTGAATAAAAGGGACAACAACAGAAACGATAAAAGTAAGAATCATGGTAGTTTTGTTAGACATAAAATTTATCTCCTTCCAATATAGCGACCTCCGAGGAAGCCTATAACATTTTTAATGGTGGAACCAACACCACTAGCGACAGACCTAGGAGCGCCTGTAAGACTTTCAAGATTCTTATAAAAATCACGTTCCATACCTGCCATTTCAGTTTGAATATTATCAAAAGCGGCGGCAGAATTAGCACGGTTAGCAGAAGCAATATTGTTCAAAACACCAGAGTTAAGGTAAGAACCCTGAAGCCGAAGGTTTTCAAGCTCCAAATTCATCTTTTCAAGCTCATAACCAAGACGTTTTTCATAAGTCTGCTCACGAAGATTCAAATCATTTGCAAGAATACCATTCTCAAGAACTATACCATGGGTTCTCTGACGCATAGAATCGGCTTCTGCGGCGTTTTTATCAATTTGAGATACTGAAAGATTCTCGGCATTCTTAGCCTGCCTTTCAGCGGCACTAGCGGCTCTAGCAGAGTTCATGGTAGAACCAATATCACTCATACCTACAGAGGCAGCTGAAGCTCCAGATATAGAACCGCCTATACCATTAGTTGCAGCAAGAATAGGATTAAGACCAGCTTTACGCATATCTTCTACAGCCCATTGATAACGATGTTTATAGTTTTCAACGTTCCACGCATTAGCTTGTGCTGCATTAGCAGAATTGTAATGATTCTGAACTGCAGATCCAAGAACAGAACCAGCAACACTGCCTAAGGTATCAGAAAGCCATGACATAAAACCAACTCCTTCTAAAAGTGATCAACAAGGCCGGGCGTACCAAACATAGGCATAGGACGCACAGTAGTGTAACGGAAGCCTATGTCAAGCAAGAACTCAGGCTCACTGGGAACAGCGACAATGCGCTCAATAGGCGGATTTTCAACAATAAATTCCTCGTTGAGAGTCGGGGCATTTTTAAAGAACTGTGAAAGATGCCAAACGTCAAGGTTACCACCAGCTACAGAACTACGAAACTTGCCTGTAATCTGCGAAGGTTTATAGCGATATTCGGCATAACGTTCCTGATAGCCGAAAACAGTAGTATCAGCTTCAGAACCTTGAGCATAGATCTCACGAAGCTCAATAGCCTGTTCGCCAAGATGCGCAAATGTCGGCCAATAAAAATCATAAACCGTAGAGCGAAGCCACATCTTATTGATACCCTGCTGATAAGTAAGATCGGCACGAGCGCACACAAAGCCAAAAACATAACCATGTTCAACAAAAGATTTAGTAAAGCCATGGAACTTGGCAGCAGTAACACCATAAGCAGAAAGATTGCCTTGAGGAGAGGTGTTGTCGGTTGCAGAAGTCTGAGCTATTGGATTGACGTTTATCATTTTGGTAAAGGAGCCAAGAAATTCCGGACGCTGAAGACGAGCATCAGGAGAAACTACGCCAAAGAAAGAGCGAAGCACTTCTGTATACCGACTACCACCACGAGCAAGGCGTTCATAGAACTTTTGCATTTGGAAGGCAGTACGAAGACTATTGATTGTAAATATAGACGATTCATCCAAATTAGCAAACCAGCCATCAGAAGAAACACCAGAAACAGAAGTGTTGCCAGTACCAGACCCATAAAAAACAGACGAGGCTCCATCTAGTTTACGAGCTGTACCAACAACAGAAGCATAAACATTGCCTTGTTCACGATCCATAAGATTAACACCATTAGGCATAGTTAATGTAGCTGTACCTTGAATAGGAGCTGTGCCAGCTAAGCCTATAGATACACCGGGGCCTTTTTGGGTCCACGGAAGAGCAGAAGTAAAGTAATCATGACGTTTACCACGAGGCGGACAGGCCAAGCCGGGAACAATATTGGTATCTGATGTAAAAACCCAAGAAGGCTGTTCAGAAGATCGGGTAGAGTCCAATACTTCGTTGGTATCGCCTTTCTGAATCTTGACGGATTTTTGGAGGTTTTCGTCTCTAAACCATTCATTCCAAATAAGGTAAACACCACGAAATGGAAGAGCGCTAATACCGGATAAATTACCAGACGTATTCACGGGCAAGCCGAAATAGTCCCAAAGAGAGCCTATATAGGCATTTTCAGAGTTACCAGTAGCAGTAACAGTAGGGATAACATAATCAGTGCTATCATCAGGGTCCTCCTGTTCAAAACAGAAATTCTGCCAGTGTTCCCAAACGAGGCGATTTGGTACAAAAAAGAAAAACCAGTCCAGATAAATATTATCCATGATAGGCTTAATAGGAGTAGCCAAGCGAGCGAAATAATTAACAGACATACGAGTAGTATCGCCAGGCAAAACCTCATCAATAAATACCGGTATAAGCTTGCCTGAATCAAAAGTTGTCTTATAAACATGGGAACGGTCAAACTTAGTCCTTTTCATGTACATTGCAGGAGCATCGCTGAAGCGATGTCCTCGAACTCTTATTTTTTTTCGAGCCAAAATTTCACCTTCTTCGAAGTGTAAACCTAATAATTAACCTAAAGCGAATTATTGTTAGGTTTTAGATTATTTTTGCGTCACCTACGCCAGTTATATCAAGTAACTAACTGGCTTCGGTGACGCCTATTTTTGTTCTTTTTCATTATTTTGTTCTAAAGTGTTACTTTCTTTTTGTGTTTGTTCACTATTTACGGACTGTTGTGGTTCATCAAAGGTATTTTTACTACCATACAGACCTTGTTGTTGAAGATATTCAAGCGTTGAAGGATCATTCAAATGGTTGATGAAATTCATAGGATCGTGACCGAATTTTGCTCGAACGGAAGCGGGTAAACTGTAGAATTCTTCACGAACTCCGGACACAAGCTCAAGCGCTGTACTGTAGTCGCCGGGAAGCGTTGCATCTCCGAACTGTAAGTAAGCGTATTGCGAATTATCGCCAAGGTCAAGAGTCATGATACCTTTCTGACCGTCTGCATACTTATTTACGATG